ATATGTCCGATTTACGAATTATGATCCCTTTCCCCCAATCCTGGATTTGCTTTTGTCAGACCAATCTGCTAAACTTTAGATAACAAAACAGAAAGGAAATAAAAATGGCTCATGAATTAGAATCTGCTAATTCTTTCGCTTCGTTCCGTGAACCTGCTTGGCATGGTTTAGGAACAGTTTTTCAGGATGAAGTATCTACTGAAAAAATGTTGGAACTCGCCAATCTTGATGGTTGGAATGTTCGTCTTGAGGATGTCGTAATTCCAGACACTCTCTCATCTGATAAATCTTATCAATATGTTGTGCGTGATAATCCATTCACAGCAAATCAAGTTGATGTTCTTGGTGTTGTAGGTGAGCGTTATGTTCCACTACAAAACGAAGACCTATTCACTTTTGGTGATGCTATTCTTGATGGTGGAGGTCGTTGGGAAACCGCTGGCTCTCTCAAGGGTGGTCGTGTAGTATTTGGTTCTCTCGCTCTTGAGCGTGAAACAGTGCTAGACCCTAATGGTGTCGCTGATGTTGTCAAGACTTATCTTCTTGTCAATACATCACATGATGGCTCAGTTGCTATTCAAGCAAGTGTAACCCCCGTTCGTGTTGTATGCGCTAACACTCTTGCCGTTGCTCTAGGTAGCACACGCAAGAAAAATGGTGTCAAGCAATCATTCAAGATTCGCCACACACAATCTGCTGAAGGTAAAGTTCAACAGGCTCGTGAGGCTCTTGCCGTTGCTAATGCTTACATGGATGAATTCTCTCTAATGGCTAAGGCTATGATTGAGAAAGAAATCACAGCGCAACAATTCAATGACATTGTTCTCGCTGCTTATCCAAAGCCTGATGAAACTAAGAAAGGCGCATTGTCTAAGTGGACAACTAAGATTGACACTATCAATGACATCTATACTGGTGAATTCAATGGCATGATTGCTGGTTCTGCTTGGGGTGCTTGGAACGCACTAACTGAAAGAATCGATTGGTATCGTGGAGGTAAGCGTGGTCTTACTGAATCAATCCTAATGGGTTCAAGTGGTTTTGACCCTGCTATCACAGCAGAAAAAAATCGTTTGCTAAAAGTTGTAAACGATGTTTTAGCGGTTGCGTAAGTAATCGCAACTCCTGAGCAAGAGTATAAACTGCTCAATTTTTTTTTGCAAAAAGGGGCCGACTAAAAATATTATAGTTTTATTTCATTACGTAGCCGATCAAAAATCTCACAAAAATTTTTCATTACGTAGGACTTGCTTTTTTCCATGGATTTTGGTATGATTTATTTATGACTAAAGGAAGGGACAATAATGGAAGTTATGATATATGAGATGGATTATTCTGTATCCCCTGGCGGGATCAACTGCTGGGAGGCAGATGTATATACAAGCCTAGGGCGTAGTTCAAACTATTCTGACTTCAAAACAGCAGGCCAAGCCTTAGATTATGTTATATCTAGATATCCAAAAGATAGACTAGAAATTACTGTTACTAGTTTAGAGGCATATCATCTAGAAATGGAAGAGGCATAAAATGTTGGGGTATACAGAAGAACAAGTAGACAAAATGCTTACCACATTAAACTATACTATCCATCACCATATGGTAGGACCCTTTGCTGATGAGGATAGGGCAGTATTAAGAGATCTAGAGAATTTCTTAGAGGGTTTAATTGTTGAAGGACGTGTTTGACAACCCCCTGACATTTTGCTAGAATTGCATTACGACCCAACAGAAAGGACCCCAATGCCCAATTGGTGCTATAACTCTCTAACTATAGAGGGTAGCAAAGAACTAATAGCAGATGTAAAGCGTATGCTCAATAGACCATTTGTACAATCTCATGATTCATGGGATAGAGAAACAGGACAAATGCGTATAGTAGAAACAAAATACTCTAATCCTGTATTTGCGTTTCATAATATATATAATCATAGACAAGACGGTATCTCAGATGAGGAATACCTAAAGCAACCTGATTACAAGCAACCATTAGAAGAAGCCCTTATGTTCAAGGGTAATCATTGGTACGACTGGAATGTGCGTAATTGGGGAACCAAATGGGATGTTGCCATTCATGATAAGGATGAATATCCTGATACAGAACTAATGGAAGAGAGTGATACTTCTCTTGCGTACCGCTTCAATACTGCGTGGTCCCCACCTACTGAGGCTATCTCTAAACTATCATTACAATATCCTGACCTTGACTTTGAACTATCTTATGAAGAAGAAACAGGTTGGGGTGGTCTTCTTCAATTTGAGGGAGGTAACGTAAGTGAGATTGAATCATATGATAACAAATGTAGAGATTGCGATTCTATCAATACTATGTCATACTGTGAGAACGACTGTGGAGAAATCTGCAGTGAATGCAACTACCTTGGAGAAGCAGATATGGAATGTGTAGAAGAATGTGAGGTGCACCGTGAACTTGCAAACGCTGATTGAGTTTATCAAGATAACAATTATTAGTTTAGAACAAGACCTAGAAGGGCTAAATAAAGAAATGGAAGCATTAGACCCTGCCTCTAAGGATTTTACAGACTTAGATATTGAGTATAACTTTATAAGTGGACAAGTGGCTGGTATGAGATATATACTTAGTCAAACAGAAAGGGAATAACAATGGAAGTATCACCAACAACTCTGGACCCATATCTGCAGCGACAGGTAGACCATGGCATTAGTGGCATTGATGTTATGCATGGGCACCTAAAAGTTCTAATGCTAGAAGCAGAGCAGCAACTAACAGAAGCGCAGCGGGTAGAGGAAGACAACGATTACTCAGACGCCATGGAATCTATGGAGCGAAAGTACTGGGAAGGCCAAGTCGACGCTTTGGGACATCTTTACAGTCTTACATATGACTTATCATTTGCCATTGCAGCCAAGGAGGCAGCAGATGAAAACCTATAATGTAGATGTTATTCATGAGCCAACGGGCACATATATGAACTTTCATATCGAGTCAGATCTAAAGCAAGACGAGGTTTGGAATGAGATTCTATCTGATCTTTCAATCATAGCATTTGAGGAGGCCTAATGTACGAACAGTTGACACTGGACCTAGAATTTGATATCATTGAAATAAACCCTACTACAGAAAGGACCCACAATGGGAGCACGTTGTAACTTTGTATTTAAACAGTCAGAGGACCAGGCTGTGGCACTGTACAGCCACTGGGACGAAGACCATATGTATGAACTCCTGGCAGCGGCCCTGCAGCATGCAATGCCACGTATCCAGATGGGCGACACCCCGTATGCGACTCGAATGGCTATTAGTTATATCATCAAGGATAGTATCTTAGATGAGACTGGCTATGGTATTACAGCCATGGACCCATCAGACCAAGGCTTCTTAGACCATCCAATCACGATTGACTTTGTCGACGGTACCGTAGGCAGCGGTGAAGACTGGCATTCAATCCAGGATTATATTAATTACCATCTTGTGACGGCGGTCACTAAATAGGAGGGTTGGGTCCCCTCCGTGGGGCGCAGGTGATTTCCTTTCTTTCTACTTGCGCCCCCACATCTTTTTTGATACAATAAGGAGAACTATGGCTATACGCAGACACAAACTAACAGACGAGGAAAAAGTTGCTATGCGACTTGCTTCACTCGTTTCTGACTTGCGCCTTGACATTGAACAGGTAGGCGAGTATTTAGCACAAATCGCACCAACAGTATCGTATAATAGACTTATCACTATCGCAGAAAGCGCACAGTATCACAAAGAGGAGAAATATACACATGAACACCAATACAGACTTTTCTGATAAGTGTAATATCTTGTCAGACCTTTGGCTCAACTACAAAGATGAGCCTGAGTTTGCAGATTTCATTGAGTATAATGATGTAGGTTTATCTCTTGCGTTTTGTATAACTCATGAGATTGTTGCCTCTACTGATACCGCAGCGGGATATATAAATGAATCCTTTGACCTGCTATTAGAATCACTTGGTGCACAAGACACTGGCTATACAAGTTTGGACGAATTGCTTATGGGGTTTGATAAGTAGAGTCCAAGCCCCGAAAGGGGCCGAGGACATATCTTGGGTATACAAACCATTACGATAGCAAACCATTTTTCCCAGATTTTTGGGATTACGATCAAAGCCAAAAAATCGCCAAACCATCTACCATAATATATTTGGTTTGTCAAACCATGTTATAATTTATATATGAGTCCAAGGCATTTTTATAATTACAGCAGGAATGATCCAAAAGGATATAAAGCCTTTAGCGATAATCTACATAACTCTTTTGTAGCCTTTACTAATGTTATTAGTTTAAGAAAGTTTTTTTCTATCTCCCTCCCGTTTTTGAGTCAGATGAAATCGGCAGAGCGATGTGACTTAGTTGCTATAAAGAGTGGACCTATCGATGTTTGGAACAATCCAAATGATTCTGGTAATGGATCTATTTTTATAGCAGTCCCGCCGACTTCTGACAAGGCCGCCTTGCGGGCAGATCACGAAATAGATTACGATGCAGATCCTGAGACAGATCCCGCAATCATAGAGGAAGTTTGGGGCGGGAATAAGAAAGACACCAAACCATTACATAGAGACCTATATAAGTAATAACAAACCATTGTTTTCTGGTTTTCAAACATTTTAAAACATTTTTCCTGGATATAAAACATATTACGAAATTATCAGAAATTTCCCAGACTTTTGGCAATTTTTCTGCATAAATATATTACGAAGATACTTGACAAACCATGGTTTTGCAGATATAATGCCCAAACCTTTATATCATGGTTTGACAGATATGGGGCATATATGGTATAAGGGCATATGGTTTGATGGTTTGACATTACGATCCCGCCATAAAAAGCGCTCCATTCTCCACTATCCTCCACTTCACTCCACTTTAACCCTATCCAATAATAATATCAGTAAGATTTATCTGTGGATAAACCTGTGGATAACTTCTATATCCAAACCAATATAGATGTGTCAAACCTGTGGATAACTATCAAACCAAGTTATAAAAAAGCGGGTATAAAAAGATTACGATCAACCCTTTATAGCCCTATTGACCAAACCAATCAACCTTCTCTTGGTTATCTTCTTGGCATTAAATGTCTCCGTATATCCCCCATATGGCATATCACCCTTATCCAAATAATGTCCATATCTCTCTCTTAGGGTTTGTAGTACTATAGATTCGACTCTTCTTGCTCCCCGCCGATCTTGAAAATACCAATAACAAACCAATTCCCATCCTTTGGTCTTATGCTGGCGAAACCTTTTACCAGTTATATCTCCAACCCCTATCTTTATGGCGTTATATTCTTTATGGTAGATAATATATAGGATGGTTGGGGACATAGGCATATTATAGGCTATCAAACATATTGCTCGTTTAGAGCATAAGGGGTTTGTATTTCTATTTTCCGCCGAACTTTTAAATGGTGTATAATGTAAACATGGAACCCATTTCAAAAGAAGAAGATACAAGTACCTATAATTTTGACGCTTTAAAATCGAACGTTCCATTTATTGTAAATGGACAAGTTGTAGGACAGCACCCAGACTATTTTGATAGATCTGAAATCTATAAGCAAAATTTTGAAAAAATGGGTAGCGACTCAAAAAATATTAAAATCATTAAAAATTTTATTTCTGAAAGAGAATGTAAAATATTAATACAGTATATAAATACTTTTTCAATACCAAAAGAATATCCAGTTAAATGGGACGAGAATCTTGAACCAATTGTTACAAGAAAATCATATATAAATGTAGAGCCTACATATAAATATGTTCCATTAGTAAAGGATTTACTAGAAAAAGAATACGGATTTCCAGTAAAAAATAAAAATGTATTTGTTGGTAGATGGGACGTGGGAGATAATTTAGATTTACATGTAGATGATTTAGGCACAACTAGCACTAATCATATGGCAACGCTTATATATTTAAACAGTGATTATGAGGGGGGAGAGATTGAGTTTCCAACTCATAACATATCTCACAAGCCCCAAGCAGGAGATCTTATAATGTTCCCTGGCAACATGCATTATGCTCATGAGGTAAAAACTATTACATCTGGATCAAGATACAGTGTTCCGATGTGGTTTGAGTTTGTGTAAATTATGAATGATGAATCGTATATTATAAAAGATTGGGCTATAACCACGGTACCACGTGTTGGAAGCCATTATTTACAAGAAAGAATATTTCAGCACACTGGCAAGTTAATAGTAAAATATCATGAATCAAAACCTCAAACCTGGGGTTATGCAATTAAGGGATTGCTTAATCGTAACAACCGCTTTTGGAGTGGATTAGAAGTAGATAAATTAAAAATGATAACCATAGTTAGAGATCCAAAAGATTTACTAACGTCACATATTGCTTTATCTATAAAACAAAAAGATACAAGTTTTGTTATGGACGATGACTTTTCATTAAATCTTGATAATATTAAGGGCTTGATAGACAAATCTTGCAAACAGTACCTAGAACTTGAAGAAATTAGCAATATAGTTATAGACTATAATCAATTAGTATCATTTCCATTTGAGGTTACTTCAGCCGTAGCCAATATTTTAGAAATTGATATAATTACAGATAAATATGAGACACGCCTAGCAGATTCTCAAGGATATTCCGTAAGTAGTAAAGAGTTACCACAATATGATGATGTAAAAAATGTTATAAATGATATGGATCTCTCAGATTTTTATCAGGCTTATAATAAAATATTATCTAGGGTCATCACCCTATAAAAATAAACGTAAAAACGCTATATAATATATTATTATGCTATCCCGTGAATCCAAAATAGACTCGATAATTGAAATTATTCACGATCAAATAAAAGGAAAGCATAAGGATAAGTTAGCACGAAAATTAGCCGAAGAAATATTAGAGGCAATTGATGACGATGCCCCCAGTTGGTACGAGCATGGATAAAGAGCAGATAAAGTATCTTTGCTATAGTTGTGGGGTTATATTTATGATAGATATTGATCTTGAGGATAAATGGGAACATTGTCCAAGATGCTATAATAAATAGATGAAAGATGAGAAGTGCTATTATTGTGATAACAAAGCAGAATACAATCAGCCTGAAAAAGAGACAGGCATCATAATTGGTGTTTGTTTTAAACATTTTACATATATTTATGCAGGATAGGGGCATATATGGCGATCAATACTAAAGAGTGGTCTAAAGAAACTAAAACAAGAATTATTCTTTCTACCCTCGTTATTTTGGCAGCATTTGTATTTTTTTCTTTCATCTAATATAGTGTATAATTAAAAGATGATTCGGGGATGCCTTGTCACAAGAAAATATTAAAAAAAGAAAGTTGTTGGATGGTTCTGAGGTTAATGATTATGACTATCCAATTGATTTAATCTTACATACTAAGGCTCCAGGTAAATGGAAAGTTATTGATCTTGAAACTGGGCAAGAATATTTGGGTTCTGAAATAACACATGGCACCTTTGGAGAGATTTTACGCACCAAAGTAAGTAATGGTAAAATAGGATCTTGGCTTAAAACTAAAAGGAGAGACGGCTCTAATGTCGAATAAACCAATAACCTTCCACTGGATGTGGAGGAGACACTGGCAGATAAGTGACAGTATCGAAAACCTAGACCTTGATGGAATTCTACGTATGGCACAAGAATTAGATGGTGCAAACGTTAAGTCCGTTTTACTTCCATATGGTCCAGGTGGTATTGATTTTTCTTTAGTTATAAAAGACGCATTAGAAAAAACAAATCAATTAATTATGACAATTGCTTTACCTGCATATGGAACAAGTCCTGACTATGCTGCTAAAATTTTAGAAACATTAAATCGTTTTGCTCCTGGAAGAATTGGAGTAAACCTTGTTGCTGGAAGATGGGGAGATGAAGGAAACAGCACTGCAGAAAAATTAGTAATAGATCATTATATGCATGACTCTTCACTTATTGATACCCTTGCAAAAAGGGTAGCAATATCAGAAGTTTGGATGGATAAGGTTATGGCATTAATGGAAAAACATCAGCATAAAACACATATGGCTGTTGTTGGTTCCTCAGACACAACAATCAGGATAGCAAACAAGCATTGCGAATACATATACGTAGATGATAATCTGTTACGTAATCCTGAGCAGTACGCAAAAATAACTAATTCAAAGCCAATCCTTATTGTAGATCCGCTAATAATTGAAAAACCTGAAGACGTAGACAATGTTATCTATGACGAGAATGCTCCACCAAGAAAACAATTTCATCATATAATTGGAACACATGATGAGGTTGTTTCTGCAATTAAAGGTATTGCAGAAAAATTTAATATTTATGATTTTATGATACATACAGATCAAAAAGATATTAGCAAATTGTTAAAACTAGTAAAGGAATTCGATAAGGTGCAACCTAACAACAATGATATGGAACATTTTGATATATCGAATGATGACAGAAGGCCTGAAGGATCTACAATTCATCATGAGGTTTTTGAAAAATTAGGATCTAAGCCAGATAATTTAAAAGTCTTTACTAATTTTATTTCTCCAGAACAATGCAGCGCTATTATAGAAAGCATAAAGAATTCAGAGCCATCGTCTGAAAAACCAGTTCAGTTTAGCCCTGATGGAAATCCCCTGACTTTTAGAAAAGACTGGGATATAAATCCGTACATAGATACATACAATGACATTGTTCGTGGTGTTATTGAGGCAGAATATCCAGTTAAAGTAAAAAGCAGAAGTGCAAAAATTGCAGAGTGGACAAAGAATGATGTTTATGATTTACACATTAATGATCTAGGGATAAATGATTTTAATAATATGTCTGTCACTATATATCTTAATGATGATTTTGAAGGCGGAGAATATTATTTTCCCACTCAAAATAAAATCTTTAAACCAAAGGCTGGAGATTTAATTATTTTTCCAGGTAACATGCACTATAATCACATTATAAGCAAAGTTACTTCTGGATCAAGATATACTATTCCCTTATGGTATACCTTTATTTAAAATCAGAATGAACATAAAAGATAAGATAGACAATGTATTGTTCAAAATTGGACAAGAAATAAAAATACATAAAATCAACCCTGATAATACTATTATTGAAATAAATTATGACAAATATTCTGATGAGATTTTAAAATTATTTGAAGAATATAAACACTTATAACTTTACAAATCTATTGTATTGGTGTATACTAAAGATATGATTAATAGGGTAGTAGTATGTCCTAAATGCAATAAAGAAATAGAAGTCAGAACTGGTATATTTGCCCATGATACACTTAATAGACACATGAAGGAGCATAAATGAAGGAATATCGTTTTCCAGATACAGATAAAGAGGGATATGAAATTATTATCCCTAATAATGTAACAAAAGATATTATCCGTGACTATCTTCAAAAAACTTATTATTGGTCTATTGCTCTTGGGTCTTTTATAATTGGGTTTTTGGCTGGAGTAATGGTATCGTGAATCAATCAGATGAAATAAAAGAGCCAAAATCTATTTTAGATGACTCAATCGCAGAACATAAATCTCGTCCTCCATTACGATGGATCGCAAATTGGGCGGGATCAATAGCATCTTCAGGATTACTAGAGATATCATATCTAGAAGATGAAGGCAAAACAGATACATTTAGATATAAGTTTCATGCATGGAAATGGGATACATTCTGGCCATTATATAGAGAGTATGGAACTGCATATAGATTGAGAATGGATTTGAGCGGAAAAGAATGGGATGATTATGATGAAAATGGTGTTCCATATTGGGAGAAGTGGGAACTTTGGGATTACGAAGATGAAGAAACAGGCGATGCATTTAGGATTATAAAGAAATGAAATACTTAATTGTCGCTATGATTTTATTGTTTGGTATACTTAATTACTTCGCATGGCTACAAGAAAGGGCCTATTAAAATGATATATCACAAACATTTATTAGTAAATGCTAAGGTAAAAAACCCTATGCAATCAGAGCAAGAAGCAATTGACTTCTTGACAAAGTTAGTACAAGAAATTGATATGAAAATTATCAAGGGACCATTTTCATCTTATGTTGATAAAGATGGCAACAAGGGTCTCACTGCAATTGTGATGATAGAAACAAGTCATATTGCATTTCATATATGGGATGAAGTGGATCCAGGATTGCTACAGTTTGATTTATATACCTGCGGATCTTTGGATGTAGAAAAGGTATTTTATATTTTGGGGCAGCACTTCACCATTGATTCAATGGACTACCAATTGTTTGATAGAGAAAATGGCTTTGTGGTTGAACAAGAAGGTAATTTAAGAGATGGAGTATTTTATAAAAACTATCCAGATGGCCTACAACTTGATGCTCAAGCACTTAATCCAAACGTAGGCGGATGGTTTAAAAAAGATAAAGACATTTGACAATCTGGCCCGTTTGTTCTATAATTAGAATATAACCTAATCAGAAAGTGTTCAAAATGAAAAAACTTATTGCTATTATTTTTTCAAGTTTATTATTTTCTTCATCTCCATCAGTAGCAGTAGAGTTTGGCCAAGATGCGACAGGTGATTCAAATGCGGTAAAGGTTGGAGGCGCATCTGGGTTTTTGTATTCCGAGAGAATTGTTATAACTGTTGGGCACGTAATTGATAACACTGGCGGTCTGGCTTATTGGGAGCGAAGTGGTGTCATATATAAGCCAGGCATTGCTAGTATTGCAGGGCAAAAAGGCTACAAAGTTAAAAAGGTAATTATTCCAAGTACCTATGTTTACCCAGATTATGCAAATAATATAATTTTCGATGATCTCGCCATAATTGTTTTGAGTGAGGACATTCCCGTAACGAAGAAGGCTGTCCTTGCAACAGAAGAACAAATGAAACGTTTCGCAAGAGAGAAGTCGAAAGTTGAGTTGGTTGGTTATGGAATTACAAATGTAAACCAAAGAAATAGGCCATGGGAAGAAATTATCAATAGGACACCAAATAGACTAACAAGCATTCTATTGTCTCCCGAAGAGGTGCTTAACTTCTACAGACAATACACAGTGGATTGGAAGAAGATCAATAAGCCAGGTGTTTACGGCATAGTTCAAAATCGTGACCTTAAGCAGAGTCATATTTGTGATGGAGATTCAGGTTCTGTATTTTTCGTAGAAGAAAATAATGTTCGATATGTTCTTGGAACAACTGGGCTTGGATTGGTCAACAATAACTGTCAGGCACCAGAAAGATTGTCTCCGTTTCCTTCGATGAGTTGGATTGATCCCAAATCAAAGTTACCAAGTTTAATAAAAGAGGCAGAAGAGATTGTTGCTGAAGATAAAAGAAAAGAATTCCTCAAAGCAGAAGAAGCACGTCTTGCTGCAGAGTTGAAAGCAAAACAAGAGGCAGAAGCGAAGGCAAAGGCTGAGGAAGAGGCACGAGCAAGGGCTGAAGCAGAACTAAAGGCAAAGCAAGAGGCAGAAGCCAAAGCAAAGGCTGAAGCAGAGGCGAAGGCTGAGGCAGAAATTGCAGCAAAAAATGTTTTAGCATTAGCAACTAAAAAAGCATTTGCTGGCAAAAGATGCACTAAACTAAACAAAACTACAACTGTAATAAAATTGGTCAAGTTTACTTGTGTCAAAAAGGGCAATAAACTTGTTTGGAATAACGGGGTAATCATAAATAACTAAATAGTTTTAAGGAGCAGTAGCCAAGTTGGTCAAGGCCCCGAACTCATAATTCGGCTATCGTAGGTTCAAGTCCTACCTGCTCTACTTTGGAATATGGCTGGCTGGTGGTCAGAAGGTGTCTTATAAGCATCTTAGAGTTTGGTTCAATTCCAAAATATTCTACGCCCTTGTAGCCCAGTGGTAGAGGCACACGACTTAAAATCGTGACAGCGTTGGTTCGAATCCAACCAGGGGCACTACAATTAAATACTTTGGTCTGTAGTTCAGTTGGTAGAACACTCGACTGTTAATCGAGATGTCGCAGGATCGAGACCTGCCAGACCAGCCATGATACAATTTAGTGTGGAGTTAATATGTCAATAAACAAAATAGTAATTGTTGGCGGTGGATCTGCTGGATGGATGTCAGCAGCAACACTAATAAAAGCATTTCCAGATAAAGACATAAGTGTAATAGAATCTAAACATGTTCCAATTATAGGTGTTGGAGAGTCTACATTGGGTCAGATTAAACGCTGGACAGATTTTATAGGATTACAAGATAAAGATTTTTTAAAGGCTACAGATGCTACATATAAACTAAGCATAAAATTTACTGATTTTTATAAAAAAGATTCTGGCGGATTTCATTATCCATTTGGAAGCCCAATGGTATATAAAAATAGAAATCCATTTTACGATTGGCATATTAAAAAATATATATCTCCAGAGACACCAGTTACAGATTTTGTAGAATGTTTATTTCCAGCAGCAGCATTATTTGCAAAAAATAAATACTCTGAAAATCTTAATAATGAGTTCGATAATTTTGATACTAAGAGGGCTGTTGCATATCATTTTAATGCTGTTAAGTTTGGGCAGTGGCTTAAGGATTTTGTATGTTTACCAAATGGAGTAAAACATATTGAAGCAACTGTTACTAATATTATTAAAGATGATGAGGTAGGAATTAAATATCTTGAATTAGATAATAACGAAATTGTTAATGCAGATTTGTTTGTAGATTGCACAGGCTTTAAAAGTCTGTTACTTGGTGAAACTTTAAATGAACCATATATTTCTTTTCAACATTTAATTCCAAATAACGGTGCTTGGGCTGCACAGGTGCCGTACAAGGATAAAGAAAAAGAAATGGAATCCTATACAAACTGTACAGCCCTTGGAAATGGATGGTGTTGGAATACCCCACTATATTCTAGATTAGGAACTGGATATGTCCATTCAACAAAATTTATTACAAAAGAACAGGCGCTAGATGAGTTTAAGCAATATCTAATGTCAGATAAAATGATAATTCCTAGAACTAAAGAAGAGGTCGAGGATTTAAAATTTAGATACATTGACATGAAAATTGGTATTCACGAGAGAACATTTGTAAAAAATGTAGTAGCAATAGGAATGGCTGCTGGATTTATTGAGCCACTAGAATCTAACGGCTTATATACAGTACATGAATTTTTGTTTAAGTTAATAGATATATTACAAAGAGATAATATAAGTCAGTTTGATCGAAACATGTATAATCAATCAACTAAGTCTATATATCAAGGATTTGCTAAATTTGTATCTTTACATTATTTATTGTCTCACAGAGATGATACAGAATATTGGAGAAGCATTAAAAATGGAACCACAATAGATGTGGAAAATGAAATGCTAACTTCTTTATTTGATAAAGAAGATCCTTTTAATGATTTAGTTCAAAGATATATGACAAAACAGGAGCACCCTTTCGGTCCTGCTGGAATAACATATATAGCCACTGGAATGAACTTAAACATGATGAATATTGCTAGGGCAAAAGCGGATTACTTTGGAACAGGAATACCGCTAGGACATTCGGCCTTTCAATTTAATTCAATATGGGAAGAAAGAAAGCAAAAATGGAAAAATAATGCAATTAATGCACCGTCCTTATATGAGTATTTAAAAAATAATTATTTTGACGGAGAAGAATAAGTATGATAGTATATTTATTGTTGGTCCGTTAGTTCAGTTGGTTAGAACGCTACCCTGTCACGGTAGAGGTCGTCGGTTCAAGTCCGATACGGATCGCTAAAGCATGGTGTATTAGGTATTAGTGTATAATGATTGTATGAAACAAAATAATAATTTGGTAAATGAGTCTGTCCCTCACCTACTTACATATAATAGAAGTGGGATGCATTTTTTTGATGATAATCTCTATGAAATGGAAAAAATTCATTTTACTCAATCACACCTTATAGAACAACTATTTGATGAAAACAACAATAAGAAAAGAGTGATAGTAACAATAGCAAGAGAGCCGACTGGAAGCATTCCTTCTTATGTAGCACATCTTGGTAATTATTATTTAGAACATGCTATCGATACTGGAATTAGAGAAAAAATAACAGAGTATATACTAATGTATTCTTTCTTATGTGAACATGCAGACTATGTCATAGATTTTAATGATCTCATAAAATATCCAAAAATTGTAATTAAAAAATTATTAGATTTATTAAATATAGATAAAAATAAATATGTTCATTTTGAAAGAGACATTATGCCTAGGGGTGAACACTATATTCCATCAAGCAAGTCGTTACCACACTATAAGGAAGATCTGTTAGATGGTTATGATCTTGATTTATGTTATTATTACTACCACAAACTTTTAGAAAAGAAAATTATAATTTAGTTTTATTTGTAACTTTACAAAACTACTGAATCAATGTATAATATTAATATGTCTACCAATCATGGCACTATCGTCTATCGGATAGGACATCGCCCTTTCACGGCGGAAAGACGGGTTCGATTCCCGTTAGTGCTACGAGTTTGGTATAATAGAATGACTACTAGTAGAAAGAAGAACAAATGAGAACTATCGGAGATAAGTTAGAGCCGTTTCGTATCATTGGAGTAAAACCAGGTAGACTGGATGCTTCTGATGATGTATTTGAAGTATTGGATGAAAAATCATTTCCAGGAAAATGGAAGGTAATTGTATATTATCCAAAGGATTTTACATTTGTATGCCCGACAGAAATTGTGGCATATGATAAATTAGTTAACGATTTTAATGATCGTGACGCAGTATTGTTAACAGGATCAACAGATAACGAGTTCTGTAAAATTGCATGGCGTAACGCACATGAAGATTTAAAAAAGACTAACTCTTGGTCTTTTGCAGATCAAGTTCGTGAATGGTCTTGGGCAGAGGATGAAGGCTATACTGGACTTGCAAACCAATTAGGTGTCTTAAATAAAGATGGTGTTGCACTTCGTGCTACCTTTATTGTTGATCCAGATAATGTTATTCAACATGTAACTGTAAATAATCTTAATGTAGGTCGTAGTCCAGAAGAAACTCTTCGTGTACTTGATGCCTTGCAAACAGGAGAACTTTGTGCCTGCAATAGAAGCCTTGGTGGAGAAACCCTGTGAGTTGGGTAGATCAAGTAAAGGAACTTGTTCCTGAGTATGCTAAAGACATTAAGTTAAATCTTGATGCTGTGATCAATAGAAGTACTTTTGATTACGATTACTCTTCATCCCTTGCACTTGCAGCAGCCCTTGCAACAGGTAATCAGGACATTGTCGCTATGGTTTCTGCTGGTGTTACAGATGAGGTAGAAAAAAATGCAGCCTTTACAGCAGCAGCCTTGATGGCACAAAACAATGTATGGTATCCATATACTGAGATGGCAGATGATCCAAATCTAACTGGATTACCCGCACAACTTAGAATGAATGCTATTGCATCTCATGGCGGTACAACTAAGGCGAAGTTTGAGTCGTATGCGCTTATTGCATCTATTATTGGAAAATGTCATTTCTGTGTAAAGGCTCATTATGAAACCTTAAAACAAGAAGGATATACAACTGAACAACTTCGTGATATCGGAAGAATTGCTGCAACAATTAATGCTATCGCCAAGGTTGTCGTAGCGTAATGGTTGCCTCCTTAACTCAGGGGTAGAGTACTCGCCTTGTAAGCGAGATGTCGTAGGTTCAAATCCTACAGGAGGCTCTGATATGATTAACAATATGAGTAAAGAGATACATCTTATTACATATCCTAGATGTGGATCAACGTATCTTTCTAAATTATTAGGTGACAGTTTTCAAAAAGAAATTTATAGAAGACATCTTAATGGAACAAAGAAGATGGATCCAGAATATAGCAAAGATAACGATTATTATAATGATGCAGGATCAAAATCTTTTAAAGAAAACAATTATGCAATTACCGTATTAAGAAATCCTGTAGACTCTATCTCATCTTTATGTTCTATGGAAAATTTTTATAATAAAAATATTGATATTGATCTTAATATTAAACAATATACTGAATATTATATTTATTTTTTTAAAGATATTTTAAAAATTGTAGATTTAATGATAGATTTTAATGATATAAATATACATAAAGATAATATTTTAAAATATGTAGGTGATAAAACTAATAATAGTATTATAAATAAAAATTATTCACCAGAGATATTAGATCTTTCAGATCATCAATTTTTAAAATCTTCTAAAATAAATAAAAACTATGAATGCATTAAAGAAAAGGTTAAAAATAATGACTTAACTGAATGCTTTAACGTTTATAATAGTTTGATAACAGAATGCAAAAATTTTAAATAGTTTAAAAACTATTTTTTATCTTTGTTATACTCGCCGTATTTTCCAAGAACAGCCTTTACAGTACCATCTTTACGAAGACGAACGATCATTCCATCTTTAATTTGTATCGGGTTAAACTTATCGTGTCTTTTAAATTTACCAGATGACATTATTTTTGCTTTCTTTCAAAGGCAGAGCCTTCCCAAAATATCTTTTCTACTGGTATACAATTAGGAACCATTTTCCCATCTTGTTCTTTCATTCCTCTTTGTACGTATCCTTCCCAGCATGGGTTATCAGCCTTTATATTGCCCTCAGAGCGGTTTATAGCGTAGATCTGTGCTGCTGCCTGTTCCTTCGTTTTATGGCATCCCATAACCTCTCCTGTGTCCTTTAAAGCAGGGTATCCAGAGCATCCTCCAGAACCTTTAGCACCTACATGATACGGCATAATAAATAGTATACCATATTCTTATGGTAAAATAGATATATGGAACAAACACTGACATCAGAGCAACAGGCAGAAATTCTTATTAATAAAATTATGCAAATAACAAAAGATAGGATTGTATCTATACTACAGCCAGAATTTGATAAAATATTGGATGGACACTATCATTTTGATAAAGCACTAGCAGATGCTATTATTACTGATATTAAAAATGCTTAAAAAAATAATACAACCTTTAGGATATGATCAAGAAGTTTTATTCAAAACTAATGAAATTGAACAGGCAATTCCTATATCCCAAAATCAATTAAACGATGCAAAACTCTTTACTTCAAAATATGAGTACGCAAAAACTTTAAATAAAAATATATCTTATTTAGAGGTTGGAGTTGCTTGGGGATACTCTGCTCAAATGTTTATAGATACAACTAATGCTAAAAGTGCTGACCTTGTAGATGTTTATAATAATTGCGACGGTGTTGTTGCAGTGGGAGGCCCTGCACCCAAAGATATTTTACTAACACATGAGGAGTATATAAAGTCTAAATTTTCTTATCATCCTAATGTTAATATTATAAAAGGAGACGCAAGAGACATAGTACCTACCTTAAATAAAAAATATGATTTAATATTATTAGATATGGAAAGAGAAAGATTTTTTATAAGAAATCTTTTATCAATTTGTTCCAAAATAACTAATGTAGATGGAATTATAGGATTAACCTCTTATATAATTTATGATGGTATTTTTTATAATGAGTTGCACCATGAGAAAGTAGGCGTATTTCAAAGTGTAAATGAATTTTTACACTTAAATAAAAATTGGTCTGTTGATGCTATGGTGTTAAATGATCTTGGGTATCATGACATATATATTAAAAGAAAATCATAATAAAAGAGCAGTTTAGCCACATGCTCAGGTGGTCTTTTACTTACTTGATTTTGATAGTTTTTGGTTTCTTTTCTTCGGGTATGTTTCTCTCCACAAAGACGTTAAGAATACCGTCTGCCATTTCAGCACGATCAACCTCCATATACTCTCCAAGAGCAAAGGTGCGTGTGAATTTGCGAGTCGCAATTCCTTTGTGAACCACTTCAGCATCAGTGACTTCTACGATTTCTCCCTTGATAATTAGTGTTCCGTTATCTACAGAAACATCAATATCTTCTTTAGAGAATCCAGCAATAGCCAGAGATAACTGATACGTATCATCATCCAACTTTAATAAATCGTATGGTGGATATGATTTGTTGTGTGCTTCACGATGTACATTGTTAAGACGGTCCAACTCTCTGTTGAAACCAATAAAAAATGGATCCTTAAATAGATCCAATGCAAATGAACTTACCATTATTCCTCCTTGTTAAGCGAGTTCGTTTATACCCCCCTTTGGGCAGGTACATATAAATTATAGCATAATAAAACAGGGATGTCAATTACCCATCCCTGTTCTAAACCAAATACTATTAAAGCATTTGTGATGGCTTACCGCCACCGCCAGACTTCTTTTTTACGGTAGCCTTTTTCTTCTTTGCAGGAGCCTTTACTGAAATGTTTTCTAAAGCATCCTGTAATGCTTTGAGTGCAGGCATTCTGCCAAATGCGGTATCGTTTGGATTGAGTGCTCTCAATGCAACTGGTGCAATAGCAGCCACCAACGAGTACGCAAGTGTCTTAGGATCTGTAACCCCAGACATATAGAGTGCAAGTGCAGCACCTAGAACTGATCGTCCGTATGATGCAAGCATTGCTTTGTTTTGTTCACTAAGTTTCATTTTTTCCTCCTAGGATATGAATCTAGTTATGGCATCGTAACCTAGCCATAATCCAATTATACCAGCAACCCCAGCAAACACGGGAGGGGCTGGAACTGGAAGTTTAAAGGCTGCAAAAATAACTCCGCATCCAAAGCCTGTCAATATTGAAAATACTATCTCTTTCATAACTCATTCTCCTTTATCTTATCTAATGGGGTTGGCAATGTTACCAATGTACCACACTCCTTACAACTTCCATCTAAAAAATACAAGCCTATCTCATAATCTAAGGGATCAAATTGAACAGTAGCAACAAAATATACGCATCCACAATTTGGACAACTACAAGTTGGGATTCCTCTAGCGTCCATCATTTACCTCATTTGGCAAAAGATTTTTTAATTTTTTATATTCCTCAGATACTTTTTTAAGAGTATTGTAATGCGGGTATTGTGACATTAAAATTCCATATTCATCAAAATAGTTAAATTCTTTATCTGCAATGTCTATAAACTCTTTAATGTTTTTTTGCAATTTTTCAATTTCATTAAATGCAAGTTCTCTAGTTTCACTTAAAAAATTAATCAGATGATCTTTTTCTATATCTTCATTGGACAATATCTTTTTCTTTATTGATTCATTATCCAACTTTAATTGTGTCATTAAAAATAATAACTCTATATTTTTATTTTTTAATCTTATATTTTCAAAAACAACACTAAAGATAACAAAAATAACTATTATGAATACTATAAAGTCAAACATTAGAAACCTCATGTGTTGGCCAATAATATTTACATGGAAGTTTGCGCTCAGGGCAACAAGGAGAATTATTAATACTTGTTACTGCATATTGAAATTGTGAATAAAAAAGCGGATCTTTTTTAAATAAATTGGCACGATGAGTTGTTACAATACGAATTAATTTTTTTTCATCTTGGAAATACTCAGGCATATTATTGCCCCAATTTTCCCAACACATTTCTTTTAATATATTAAGATTTATTTCATTGTTTTCGGTCTTGATGCCACGACTTTTAGCCTCAGCAATCATAGCCTGTATATAAGACCACAGGCCTCGCTCAAAACCTTTCCACATCAATACTGCTGGATGATTACGCCAACCACCTGTAGGAGATTTACCAGATAAAACATTAAGAATCTGATAGCCTTCTAATATTTGTTTGTTAAGTCGTTTATTATCAAGCATGTAAGCAGATACACTGTAATCGCTTTGTGGTAAAAATGTTTGCATATACTAATTATACTCCCAAACGTCAATTAAGTCAAAGATGGAATGAGTCTTTTTGATATAAATTATAAAATAAATCTGCAAAATGTTGTTGAACATGAATGCCTGGATGAGCATAGTCAGTTACCTTTTTATAATTTATAATAGAATAATCTGATCCTCGAAACCAACAAGCGTCATCCTTAAACTCAGACTCATGATCTGAATTACAATTATTAGATACAAAACTGCCAATAGGTAAATTTTTTTGTGTTTGAAATATAGAAGTAAAATTTTTTAATTTAAAATTTTTAATTTTAATTAATTCTGTCATAACTAAATCAGTGTGTAT